TTAACGTATCATAAATTCCTAATGCTACAGGCGGAAACTCAATCGTAATAACATCGCCAATTATAAGGGGAATATCTATTGCACCGTCAAATGTATAACCAATTAAAACGTTGTTTTTTAAAATGCGTGCATAGTTATAAATTTGATATGAAGTAACATTGTTGAAAGGTCCTGTTCTCAAGACTTGATACGTTATAGCTCCGTTGCCAGTTACTTCAATCCTATAACCACCGTCTTCACTTATTATAAATTGCTGTTTGTTTACGTCTTGTATATTGTCAATTACAATAGTCTGGTCAAATTTTAATGGGATTGTTGCTGTAGTTCCTGTTAGTGTTGAAGTGCTACCCTCAAATATTTTAGTAGGTGGTATATTATTCTCTGTAAATTTTGGGTAACTTAACCAAAGATTTGTAAAATCTATAGTATTAAAAACACTTCCGCTGTATGTAAAACCGTTTTCAGTAAATATCTTATTCCATAAATAACTAACCTTTGCACTTGGTACGATGTAATCAATATTTATCCTATTGGTATTGTAAACCATTTCACCGTTGTAATCTGCAACTAAATACTTGTAAGGTAAATTTGATGTAAATGAATTAACAACGTTAGATAAATTTTTTACGTGATCAAGTTCTGTTAAATCTAAATCTGCTAAACTTTTGTTTTCGATTGCTTTGTACAAATCTATATTACCATCGTAAATATTAATCTTATATTCTTTATCGGTACTTTGAATTACAGCCCAACCTTTGTAAACCATACACTCGCCATCATCTGTATAAAGATAGCATTCGTTTTTTTGGTAAGGTAAAAAAGAAGTAGCGCCAACAACTCCTAACATATCAAAAGTCTGTTTGTTTTTATCAGTCTTTTTAATTGAAAATGTGTTGGTATAATTGGTTTGTCTATTTGACAAAGTCAAAATATCATTAACCTGCAAAGTTCTTGAAATAGTTTGCTTATCAGTTAATTCAATATCGATACCATTAATTATTAACCTCATAGCGTTTTAGTATTATTAGCTGGTAATTCAATCGTTAAATTTAAGTTAGTCATTTTTTCTCTTGCGTTTGAAACTCTAAAAGCTCCCGACTTTATTGTAACTTCTAACCAGTCGTTTAATTGTACTACTTCATTTTGTAATCCTGTAAATAAATATACTTTTGGACTTTCTAAAATATCGTTAAGAATTAAAAACTCTTGAGGTGTTATGTTATCTTGTCTTACAGTTATATTATTTTCAGAAGTTTTACCAATAGCCACATAAGGCGAAATCGTATCTACAACGTCTTCATAGTCATTAAAAATTGTGCCTAAATCTTTTGTAGTTAGTGTATCGTTACCTTTGTTAAATAGCCAATAGTTCCATCCACCGAATGAATTTAACCATTTTAAATAATGACCGTCGCAAGCGTCTGAAATCTGCTCTATGTAAAATTCAGTACTATTAATTAGCATTTGATTATATCCGTTTTCTAATGTTATTAATTCATTGCCATTTGAGAATATAATCCTATTAATACGTTTATCATTTGTGTATGTTTCACTATCAACAACATCGTTTGCTATTGCAAAAGTAAATGGTACTTGCGTAAATTCATCAGCAGCATTAACTCCAGATTGTGTAATTTTTAAGTTTAAATTATAAACTGCGCCAACTATTGAAATGCTAAATACTTCATATTGCCAACCGTTTGCAATACCTGAATTAATTTTAATTGTATCTCCAACCGCTATTGAATTAAAAAACGCTTCATAACCTGTTGAATTAAATTTAAAATCCACATATTGACCTACTACTCTAGTCCAGGTATTTGAAGGTGTGTAAAATTTATTTGTTGTAGGTGTTGTTGTAAGTGTATATTCAAATGATTTTAAATACGTTCCTGCTTCAGCTAAAACTGTACCTACTGAAATATTGTTTAAAAGTCCGTTATAATATGTAATATCAAACGGATAGCCTAACCAACTTTTTAAATAAGTAATTGGTTTTAAAAGATATTGACCTGCAACTTGAAAAGGATATTGCGGGTATAATTTTTTATAATCTTGATAGTTTACATAAGCACTTAAAAAGTTGTAAGTAACCGTTTGTGTTTCGCTTGTATCGTTTGTAAAGAATATTTTATAAGTTACTTCAAAATCATTAAAAATATAATCGGTATAATCAATAATCGGATCAACTCCTAATTCTGTAATTTGAGCAATTAAACAATCGTAAGCTTCAAAAGTTCCACCATCATTTAATACTCGAGTTTTAAAATCATTAGCAATAGGTGTTACAATATCTAAATTAGTTTGGTCTGAAAAGTTATTTATACCATTCAATAAAGTTGAAATACTATATTTAAAATTAAAATAGAATTTATTTGCAGGGTCTGGAAATAAAGTAAATACTAATCCATTAAAGGTTAAAGTTGCTTTTCTTACTGTTAAGCTAGAGTTGCTTTTAAAAGTTACGGTATTGTTATTATATGAAAATAATAAATCCGTAAGTGTTAATTGTTTTTCAAATACTATCGCCATTATATTGCTAATTCTTTTGTTAAATTTATAATCTCGGTACTGTATATCATAGCCTGCTCAACTCCTACCTCATCTATAATCTTTTGAATACGTACATCTGTAACCACTTCGCTAATTAATTCCACACCGCCATACTCTTCACGTTTCCAACCTCTTTGTGCTATCTTACGAGCTATTAAAAATGCTAAACTAGTAATTGATATTTCGCCTTGTATTCTGTTTGCTATGCCTTTGTCTTTAATCCATTGTTCTATTGCGCTAATTGGTGGGAACGCTCCAGCTTTACGCCCTGTTTCTAATTGTTGTGCGTAACTTTCGCCCCATAGTTGCGCTGTTAATCCGTTTACTTTTACCTCAAGGGTTTCGGCAAACTTACCACTTGCACGCATTCCTTTTGCATCGTATGCTTTTATTAAATCGTCTTTTAATAATTCAAATTCCTTTGATAAAACTTTACTACTCATAAACTCTAAATTGGAATGTTACCCAAAGCCCTGACATATTAGCATCGAGTACATCAATAGCATCAACGCTTTCAAAACTAACTATATCAATATCGTTGCACCATTTTAACTTTTGCTCTAATAAGTCTAATGATTTTATTAATGGTTCTATTCTTGAAGTGTATTTCGCTTCGCATTGCTCTTGTTCTGTTTCGTTGTGATATTCCTGTGCAAAGTCATCTGGCATTACATAAAAGAAATTACCATTATAAACCCTTGCATTATCTACTACATTGCCACGTCGCAAAGGGAATAAAAGCAAATGCACTTTATCTGGACATAAGTCTGAGTTTGCATCTATTAAATTCAAATGCGACTTATTACCATAGTGAAACTCGGTATCGTTTGCATTACAAACACTTTCTAATATTCTAACTAAATCTGCCATTAACAATATAATTTAATTCCTTTGAAACAACCATTTTTTAATAAGTGCTTAACGTCATCGTATATCTTTTCGGTTACCTTTAAAGATACTTCATTTTTATTTATATGCGTAGGTATTGCACGAATATAATCCCTTAATATTATTTTTGACTTATTACTCATTTTTTACTTTTTAATTTTTGGTATTCCGCTTCTACTTTTGATTGCACATTATTCATACGCAATAAATAAATTATTTCAATATACTTTTTTTCCCCATAGTCAAACGGATAACCTCCATATATCTTTGCTAATTGTGAAAGTGGTAATACATCTCCGAACTCATTAAGCGAATCACCTCCAGCCATCTCCCAAATTCCGATATCTTCGCTAATTGTTTGAAGCAATTGCGTTTCCTTCTTTTGCAAATTTACAAAATAATTGTTTAAATATTTTTTTATTTGAAAAAACTTTTGTAAAGGTAACTCATAAAATTGAATTTCTTCTATTTTTAAAGCCATTTCAAAGATTTTAAATACGTCTTCTACTTCGCTTGCTGTAGATAATCGTTTGAATATATTACGAACCTCGTTATAAGTTAGTTTGTTTATATCTATTTTAAGCCATTCCTTTGCTTTTAAAGAAGTAAAAAGCATTACATAAGGTAATTTATCAACCTCACTTAATTTAGTGTACTGTAATACGTTTATTTGCTTCATACTTTTATACGTATTGAGTTTGCTTTTTTAAGCGTTCCTAGTGTCATCATTTCGTGATATCTCCAGCTGTCAATTGCGTGGTTAAAATCGTCAATAGGTTTGTTTAAAGTAGTTCCTGTTTTCTTGTCTTTATCCCAAGCGTACTTTCGAAGCTCAGATATTAAGTTAGTGGATTGACTTGTTACAAAGTAGTTGTTTTCCTGTATGATACTTATACCATAGTTTATACTGTCAGCTCCTTTTGTAACTGCAATAGCGTTTAAACCGTGCAATTTTAATTCAGCTATTGATTTTGGTTCAGCACTATCACAATACGCTGGCATTTTAGTATTAATACGCTTTGCTATCTGTGAATTGGTTAAACCTTTCTCGTAGCATATTTCGTTAAGTATTCTTTTTTCATTCCATTTATAAACCTCAACTATTGCTGTTGGATCATTTGTATAACCAAAGTCAATTCCATAACCAAGTAAACGGGCATCGTTAGGTATTTTATCAATCGTTTGCCAGTTGTTAAATATAACACCATCAAGCGAACCTATTTGCCCAAGTCCATAAACCTTATACCAATTTTCCCAATATGAAGAAGTAGCTGCTTTTTCTTTTGCTTTTAAAATAAAATTCAATGCACTTTCAGGACAAGCCTCGTTATCTAAATAATTAACAGTTAAAAAATCCACATCGTTATCTTCTTTTAATTCGGTGTGAAACCAAAACTCGTTTACTGGATTCCAATCTAAATAAACTCCTTGCTTTGTTCTCGATGCTAATTCAGTATAAGCGTGAAATGTCATATTATTTGCTTCATTCATATACAAATAATCACGTCTTGCACCTCGTAACTTGCTATCGTTATCAGCACTAAAAAATTCTATTTGAGAACCATTTTGAAAAGTGTATTTAAAATCTGTTGCATTCCATCGGCTATAAACAAAACGATTTGTTTCAATCATTATTTTTTTAAAGTCTTTCATTGCACCACGTTTAAGATGTGGAATGCTTTCAGCAACTACAGATATTTCAGTTAGTTTGTTTTTAGCTGCAATATCAATTAAAACAGGAATCACCCCAAATGTTTTACCAGCTGAGGTACCTCCTTGAATACCTTTGACAAATCTTGTCAAATTCTTTATTTTATTTATTACAGTAGTTCTAACAAACATTAATCAGGGAATAAAGGTTGCTCTGTTATAATAGTGTTTTCAGTTTTTTCAGTAAGGCTATTTAAACGTTGTGTTATACTTGGATTGTATATGCCAGCCATACCACCCTCGATTTGGTCTGTTCTAACTGCTTTGCGTATACGTGAACAGATAGTCGAATATTCTGAATACTTATTGTCAGAGTTTGCAAAATAATCACTCAAATGGCTTATTATGCCTTGGTCATAACACCAACATTCAAAACCATCAATTGTAAGTGGTTTTTCTTTTTCTCGATATACGTCTACTGCATCTTTACCTACCCAATCTTTTACTATAATTGGGTTTGATTTTACATAATTTCTATAATTTGTAAAATGTTCCCATAATATTTCAGGAGTTTCTATGTATTTATGCTTTCCCATAGTAAAGTATTTTATCTACAAATATACAAAAAAACCGATACATTACATATCGGTTTAAATTTAATTACATTTTATTCTGTATTGAAATTCAACACCTTGACCTGAGTTACCTGGAATTACTTTTCCGTTATCAGCGCAGTTGTTAGAATAAAATTCCGTATCGCCATTAAAATACCAAGCTGTTGAAGGTGATAGTATTGGTTTAACCCACGTTTGCTTTAAGCAAT